AATATATTCCTGAATAAAGCCTTGTGCCTGTCCGAAATCTCTGCCCTGTCCGGTCAGAATACTCTGCAATCCTCGAAAAGCGTTTTCTGTTCCGGTTGCGGCACTGATACAAGCTTTTCCCCATGCCACTACAAGCCCTGTTGCAAAAAGCGATTTCAGAGTATTTCCTAAATTCTGCGCCGTACCGTTCAGATTGTTCATGCTCTGACCGGAGTTTTTCAGATTCAGATTCGCATTGCTGATTCTGTTCAGCAATGCTGTCAGCGAATTTTGAGCATCAGTTGTATTCAGGCTCAAGCGGGCATTAAAATTTGTATTCCGGACGTGATTCCGGAACGAATCGAACCGGGAACGAGCCGAATCGGTATCAAACCGCAAACGCAAAGTTGGATTTGCATTTTTAATTTTTTGCAGAAATGTATCTAATTTTTTATTGGCGGCACTGGTATCCAGATGCAGCAGAACAGCGGCATTTTTCTGAATTTTATAATTCAGGTTTGCTGTAATATTCCGTCCGGAAAGCCGCTGTATATCGGCACGAGCCTGTGAAAGATTCAGTTTCAGATTTGCAGTCACTGCCTGATTTTTCACATGGGAAACAAAATTCTGAAATGTATTTTTTGCCTGTTCAGTCTGGAGTTGTAAAGCCGTGACTGCCTGCTGCTGCGTTCCTTCTAGTTTCAGAGTCGCATTCAGCGGAGTTGTTTTTACTCTGTCCGCCAAAGTTTGAAAATTCTGCATCGCCTGACTGGTGTCAAGCTTCAGAACCGTGCTGATACTCTGATTCCGGATACCGGAAACAAAATTCCGGAAAGCGGTTTCTGCATCTTGAGTGCTGAATTTTACAGAAAGTTCGGGCTGTTCCGTGCTGTCAAGCATCAGCTTTGCACGGACTGCCTGACCCTGTATCTGATTTGCAAAATTCTGAAATTCCTGTACTGCCTGCGAAATGTCAAGAGCCAGACTTGCTTTCAGGTTCTTATTCTGTGAAATAAAATTATCCTGTTTTCTCTGCGCTTCGGATGTGTTCAAATCCAGATGCAGAGTCACTTTTGTATCTCCTGTCATGATTTCGCCCCCAGTGCAAGAAAGAATTTTTCTATCTGTGATAATTTTTCTTCATAGCGTTCCGGATGTTCTCGGAATTGCCTTGTCTGCCAGTCCTCATAGATTTTCTTCTGTGATGCTGTAAATTTTTCGATGATTTTCGGGTCAGTTTCGCTCCGGATGCGCACAATCTGTCCCAGCGGCGTTTCCGGCAGCAGTCCGGACAACAGAGCCGAAAATTCGCCCCAGCTCATGTTCTGCTCCTGCCGGATTCTGATACCATACTGTGATGCAAAACTGGATTCTATCAGAGACCAGTCATCTGTGAAATCATAATATTCAAGCCGATTCGGCGGCGGATTTCTGAAATCGTTTCTCCGCTTCTTCCAGAGAAATTTCCATTGCCAGAGCCATGATGCCATAAATAATGATTTCATAGGCATGGAACGACAGATTTTTCATATTGTGAATTTCTTCCAGAGCCTTTTCACCTGCGAAATGCCTGATAATTTCGTCCATCAGTTCGCCGGTTTTCATGCCGGAAAAATTACGTTCTGTATAAGCGATAACCGTATCTTTCCGGTTATCGATTTCAAATTCTTTCCCGAAAATTTCGAGAACAGGCTTTTCCTGCTGGATTCTGTCTGTAATATTGATTCTCATAAAAATGCTCCTTTCAGCCATTCCTGATAATCCAGCGTTGACGGATTGATATAGTCCAGCAATTCTTCAAGATTTGTGTTATCATAATTAGAATTCAAAATTCATCACTCCGGGAGATAGGTTTCGGGGTTGATATCCGCCGGAACGCCCTTCCAGCCGAGCGCGGCGATTCGGGTAATCATGGCGGAAGCCTGTTCAAACGTCCAGTTTCCGACGTGCTGAAAGTCGTAGCGTTCGAGACATCGAATCTGTTTCGGCGTGGCAAGCCCGGCAGAACGGCGGCTTTCGAGGCGTTTCAGAATCAGGGAAGCTTTTCCGGCGCATTCGATTTCGTCGGGGAAGATGCCGGCTTTTTCGAGGGCTTGTTTCTGTTTTTCGGTGACGGGTGCGGCTTCCCATCCGAATGCCGGCACATAGCCGGATAAATCTTCGGACTGAATGCTCATTTCAAATTGGAGAGGGTCAACAAGCTTACGTTTCCTGCCTTTCATTTCGCTAAGCGTCTTCGCGAGGGAATCTTCGCGCTGTTTTACGACATCTTCACAGGCATCTTTTTCGACATCTTCGAGATTCATCGGACAGCCAGATTCGGCGAGTTTTTCGGTCATTTTGTCGGCGACTTCCTTGTTTTCGGCGATGAGGCAGGCAGGGCGGCAGAGTTCATGCCGTTCCGTATGCCAGAGAAAATCCAGTAACAACAGATTTTCTTTTCCGGGAGAAAGTCGCGTTCCTCTGCCGACCATCTGAGAATATAAACTCCTGACTTTCGTCGGGCGCAGAACGATAACGCAGTCCACGGACGGACAGTCCCAACCCTCGGTCAGCAGCATCGAATTGCAGAGAACGTTATACTTTCCGGCATCGAAATCAGATAAGATTTCGGCTCTGTTTTCGGATTCGCCGTTGACTTCGGCGGCGCGGAATCCGTGCTGATTCAGAATGTCCCGGAACTTCTGTGAAGTCTTAATCAGCGGCAGAAAGACCACGGTTTTCCGGTCTTGACAATAATGCTGCATTTCGGCGGCAATCTGTTCGAGATACGGGTCGAGCGCGGAATCTATCTCACTCGCCTTGAAATCTCCTGCCTGAACGGAAACGCCTGTAAAGTCGATTTTCAGCGGAATCGTCACCGCCTGAATCGGGCAGAGATATTTTTCATGAATCGCCTGCGGAAGCGTATACTCATAAGCGAGCGAATCGAATACTTTTCCGAGGTTCTGCATATCTCCGCGGTCTGGTGTCGCGGTTACGCCGAGAACTTCGGCATTCCGGAAATAATTTAAAATTCTCTGATAGCTGTCAGAGACCGCGTGATGCGCTTCATCAATGATAATCACATCGAAATAATTCTTTGCGAATTTCGCAAGCCGTGACTCTCTCATAAGCGTCTGGACGCTTCCGACGGTAATCCTGAACCAACTTCCGAGGCAGGACTGTTCCGCCTTCTCGACGGCACAGCCCAGACCGCAGGCGTTCAGAATCTTATCAGCGGCTTGTTCGAGGAGTTCGCCGCGGTGCGCCAGAATCAGCACGCGCTTTTTCCGGCGGACGCAGTCTTCGGCGATTTTTGCGAAGACTATCGTCTTTCCGCACCCGGTCGGCAGAACTAACAAAGTTTTCTGAACACCGTTCTCCCACGCGGAGAGAACGGCATTTCTGGCGGATTCCTGATACGGTCTTAAAGTTATCATAAAACTTATCCTTTCCAGTTCGGCTGATACGGTTGGAAGCTTGCAGGCTGGCTTTTCAGAGAAGGTTCATAGAACTTGTCAATCTGATTTTTCTGGTGTTCCTGCTGGTCATTGCCGACATACTTGTGAATGATAATCTTACAAGTTCCGGTCTTGCCGATTAATTCGGGAGTCCAGCACATTCTGAGCGGTTCGCCCTTTTTCTTCAGACCGATGGCGATAAAAAACTGTGATAATTTCCATTCTAATTTTGAATGCAGCAGAAAGTTTTCCGAAATTGTGACAGTATTTCCGTGATTGTCAGAGATTTCAAATTCCACAATCGCTTTCGGACAGGGCGGAATTTTCGCACTCCCCTCATGATGGGCTTTTGTGAAATTCGTGATTCTGAACGTATAATCACCTTCCGGCAGAATCACAAAACTGTTTTCGTTCTGAATTTCGTCATCCCAGCCGAGCGCACCGCCCTGATTCTGATTCTGATAAGCCGGATTTGGATAATAATTAGCCATGATAAAAAACTCCTTTCAAGATTTAAAAAAATTAATCAAACGGCAGATAGTCAGCACAATTCTGCTGTACCGCCTGAAAGACTTCCTGCCAGTTGGCGGTCAGCCAGTCGTGATAATCTTCCGGATAGTCCTGTAATTTCATATCCGCCGGAAAATATTTCCAGATTTCTGAGGAAACAAGCTGAATCTGTTCAGCCGTAACATTGTTCGATTCCATGAGGTCAGCCAGAGCCGACGGGATTCCGGTCACGCGCTGACAGCCCTGTCCGATGGGCTGAAAATCATCGAGAGATTCTTCCTGTTCAGCCTGTATCGGAATACCCTGTTCCTTTGCCTTCTGAATCATCTGCTGTGCCGGACTGCCGAACAGATGTGAAATGCTTTCCCACGCTAACGGCAGAATATCCGGCAGACCATAGCGATTCTTGGCGTCCCAACAGGAATGATGATTGGTATAGATAACTCTTTCCTGACCGACGGCTTTATGCTTTTTGCCCTCTTTGTCCGTGGCGATGACATTCGTCTTGTAGTTCAAAAACAGCACCATATCAGCCCACTCTTTCACAAGCGGAGAAATCTGCGAGCCGGTCTTCTTGCCGAGTTTCAGTTCCCATCTGTCGAACTGCCCCATTTCTTCCGGAAGTTCATATTTTCTGGTCTGAGCGTGGCAGAGAATGACGACATGAATTCCCGTCAGCGGAAGATTTTCGAGTTCGGTCAGAAAACGGGCGATTTCTTCGCGTTCGTAGACATAGCCGTTTCCATAGCCGAAATCCTCAATGCCCTTTTTCTGATACTTCTCACAAATAGAGTCGATGCAGAGCTGTTCCGCCCAGTCGAACGTATCAATCACGAGCGTACCGCAGGACGTTCCGCCGTTCCGGATAAATTCGATTTCATCTTTGAGCATCTGCCATGATGTCGGCTTCGGCAGACGGCGGACGTTCATGTTATCGGTACTGCCTTCGGTATCGATAAAGACAGGATTCGGGAACTGTGCGGCGAACGTCGATTTGCCGATGCCTTCCGCGCCGTAGATTGTGACCTTGATGCCTTTTCCGGTGACTTTTCCGGAAGTGATTTCAAAATTTGCCATAAGAAAAATACTCCTTTCAGATTACTTGTTCCAGCCGGGAACGTAGCGCGGCGGAACGGTTTTGACTGGTTCTGATTTCGGCTGAATACAGCCGTCCTCGATGATGATACTGCATTCTTCGCCTGTGCTGACGCGTGTCGCGATAGCCTGTAAATGTTCGGATTCCAGCCATGTAGAAAAATCGCGTAAAGTCTCTATGTCCATCGCTTCGAGCCTGTCCAGAAGCACGAATCCGCATTCCGGCTTGATTCTGCGCACGACAGCCGTCGCTACTCTGAGCTGTTCTGCACTGCTCATACAGTCCCACGCTTTCCCGTGATAGAGCAGCCTGCCGTCCTGAACGGAAAGCCCTTCGAGGGGCAAATCGGCATCATCCAGAAGCTTCTGACGGTTCTGCCGGATTTCCTCGATTCTGGAAGTCAGTTCATCATACTGCCCGGAAAGTTCCTCGGCTTCCTGTTCTGCCTGATTTTTTATCTGATTATCGCGGATTTTCGCATTGATACTCTCGATTTCAGAAAGATTCTTTTCGAGTTCGGCAGTGGATTCATCCTGTAAATCCTCTGCGGAACGCTTTGCCTGATTCAAATCATATTCGGCTTTGGCATAGGCGTGTTTCGCGGATTCGAGTTCCAGAAACGCTTTCTGCACGGCATCTTCGCACTGTTTAAGATTCTCCCGGAGACGCTGATTTTCGGCATTCTTCTGTAGAATTTTCTGTTGTTGAGCGATGAGTTCAGAAGCGGATACGGGCTGTTCCGGAACGTCCG